GCGCAAAGATTGGCTCCACGCTCCGTATCCGTCTGCCGGATCGCGCTCTCGTCACCGACGGTGCAGCTCTCCAAGTCCAGTCGGACAACGAGCAGTTCACCACCCTGACGGTCGCCTCCCAGAAGCATATTGGCGTGAACTTCACCTCTGCCGAACTGACTCTCCAGTTAGACGACTTCGCAGAGCGGGTTCTCAAGCCTCGTATTAGCCAGCTCGCAGCCTCTATCGACGCTGATGTGGCTAACAGCTTTAAGAACATTTTCCAGTCCGTAGGTTCCCCCGGCGTTACGCCCGGAACCTCGCTGGTACTGCTTCAGGGCCAGCAGAAGTTAAACGAAGCCGCCGCAGTCATGTCCCCGCGCTACGCAACCGTCAACCCGGCTGCTAACGCTGGACTGGTTGAGGGCATGAAGGGTCTCTTTAACCCCACCGACACCATCAGCCGCCAGTTCAAGAACGGCATGATGGGCATGGGCGTGCTGGGCTACGAAGAGATCAATATGTCCCAGTCGATCAAAAACTTCACCACCGGCACTCGTACCAACGGTTCAACCGCTGCCGCCGTGACCACCGAGGGCGCAACTACTGTGTCCCTGTCCGGTCTAGGCGCATCGGCCACAATCAAGGCCGGCGATGTGTTTACGATTGCTGACTGCTTTGCTGTCAACCCGCAAACCCGTGAGTCCACCGGCTCGCTGCAACAGTTCGTTGTAACGGCTGATGTGACCGCTGCGGTCGGCGGCACGGCAACTGTGTCTGTCTCCCCCGCGATCTACAGCGCAACCAATGCTCTGGCTACGGTCAACGCCCTGCCTGGCAACGGTAAAGCTGTGACTTTCGTGGGCGCAGCTAACAGCTCGTTTGCTCAGAACCTAATCTACCACCGTGATGCCATCACGTTTGCCACCGCAGACCTGATGATGCCGCAAGGCGTGGATATGGCTAGCCGCCAAGTTCACAACGGCATTTCGATGCGTATTGTTCGCCAGTACGACATCAACAATGACCGTATGCCCTGCCGTATCGACGTTCTGTATGGCTACAGTGTGATTCGTCCTCAGATGGCTGTCCGTCTGTGGGGCGCTTAATTAACGGTTATTTTTGAAAGGACTAAATCATGGCACTTCCTAATGGAGCCGGTGGTTATCAACTTGGCGACGGCAATTTGCTGGAGCCGGTTCTTGGCTACTTAGACGCACCTCTTACTGAAACTGGCACCACTGCCGTTACTTTGACTGCTGAAGAAGTAACTGGTGGTATTTTGATCGCTAATCCCGGCACGACCGGCACCACCTACACGATGCCTATCGTTGTAACTGCTGGTGGCGTTACCGGAATTAACGACATTGTTTCAAGCGCAAAAGTCGGCAGCACGTTTAGCTGGACTATTGTGAACATTGGAACAACCACTGGTGACATCACTTTGGCTGCTGGTACTGGTACTGGTTGGACGATTGTTGGCGCTCTGGTGATCGACAACGAGACATCTGCCTCGTTTGTTGCTCGCAAGACCAGCGACACGACTTGGACTTTGTATCGTACTGCTTAATGTAGCCCCCGCCCTTCGGGGCGGGCTTTTATAAAGGAAAAGTTATGGCAAACAACAAACCAATCGGTGTAGCGTATTCAGACCCCGCTTTGGATAGTTGGGAAGTCGGAACCTCGGCCCAACCAATTACCACAAGCTCGTCTGGAAACCTTACCCAGTTGTACGCCACCACTACTCACGCATCAGGCGATCTTCGCGGGTTTTATGCCCGCGTTGATTTTGATGGGGCAGGTGGCGGTGAAACTCTGCGGGCGTTTACCCGTGTAACGGAAGCTCAAGGCGCAGGTCAGACAACCAACGGTGCTCACATTTCGTTATCCGTGAACTCCGGTGGTTCGATCTCCGGCGCAGGCAACGCTCTGCGGGCAACCCTTGGCGTGGCTTCAGGCGTAACTCCTGGTGGCACTCTGGCAGCAATTCAAGTGGATTCGGACTTTCCGAACACCGTGACGCTACCAGCATCGGCGGCTTTTCTGCGGTTTACCAATAGCGGTACTGGCACCATCGGCAATCTGATGAACGTGCCAAACGCTATGGTGGTTGCAAAAGGCGGCTCTACTGGGTATACCCACACCATTAAGATCGTAACTAGCACTGGTGCTACTTACTATCTGATGGCAAGTAACAGTGCGCCGTAATGGAAATCAGCAAGGAATTTATCCTCGCTGAGATGGAGCAGGTTCAGCGTGAGTTACAAAAGGCGCAAGTCTTCGTAATTCAGGCTGAAACCTCTCTGTCGATTTATCGTATGCTGCTGGCTAAATTAGACGAGCCAGTAGAAGTCCAAGTAAAAGCGGAAGGGACAGACTAATGGCCGTTATCTACCTCAGACACCCCAAATTTGGAACCAAAGTAGCCACACTCGACGCAGAGGCGGCTTACGACGTTGAAAATGGCTGGGAAGAGTTTGACCCCGTAGCGGAGCTTGCCGAAGCCGCCGAGCCAGAAGAGTTGGCCGAAGTTGTGCAGGCTGAAGTTGAGCCGGTGGCTAACGAGCTGCAACCCAAGCGCCGTGGCCGGCCCCCGCGTCAGGAGGCAGCATGAGCACATCGGCTGGCGATCTGATTAAAGGATCGTTGCGTCTTATCGGTATGTTGGCCGAGGGCGAGGAGCCGTCAGCCGCTACCATGCAAGACTCTATTGCGGCGATGAACGCAATGATCCAGTCTTGGGACACCGAGCGTCTGTCAGTCTTTAGCACCCAAGACCAAGTATTTATGTGGCCGTCAAGCGTCGATAAACGCACGCTTGGGCCTACGGGCGACTTTGTTGGCGACCGTCCTATTTTGGTGGACGACGCCACTTATTTCAAAGACCCGCAAACCAACCTGTCGTTTGGCATTAAGCTGATTAACCAGCTCCAGTACGACGGGATTGCGCTTAAATCCGTGACCAGCACCTACCCGCAGGTCATGTGGGTCAATATGACCTATCCGAACATCGAAATGACCGTGTTTCCGGTGCCTACAAAAATGCTGGAATGGCACATTGTTTCGGTTGAAAAGCTGACCGAAGTTGCCACTGTCGCAACGCCAATCGACTTCCCGCCGGGCTACATCCGGGCGTTTCGGTACAACTTGGCTATGGAACTAGCTCCCGAGTTTGGGGTCGAGCCGAGCCAACAGGTTATGCGGATTGCGATGAGCAGCAAGCGGAATCTGAAGCGCATCAACAATCCCGACGACGTTATGGCTATCCCATACCCGATTGTTGCGACTCGGCAAAGGTATAATATCTACGCCAACAATTTTTAACTATGTTGTATTTTTTGACTTGTTTGGAGATCTTTTGCGAAGACTAAATCTATGGACAAGGTTTTGTTGATGAGTCATAAGCTCCAAGTTATCAAGTCGATTATTCGTCTTGTCCAAGTCTTTGTGGTTAATCTCCAACCTATCTGGAATTGGGCCATTGAACGCTTCCCAAACAGTTCTATGAACAAGTCGGCAGGAGTAAGTAGATTGTTTGCAAAAACGAATAATGGAATACCCACTGTTTATAAGAACCGCTTTTACGGTTCTGTAGGTTTCATCTCCTGTCCAAGTTTTGCCGTGTTTAATGGACATAACAGTATTGACGCTTGTGTTCAAAAATGCCGCAACTTCTTTCAATTTGGCACCGTCAGCCAGCATTTGTTTAGCTTGCTGAATTTGAGTTGCGGTAAACAACTTACCCCGCGCTATTCGACGAACATTTCCAAAATCGCTTACTTCATAAATACCTTCAAAATTTGGCACCGGTTTCCAAATTTCCATTTACGTTCCTTTTTACCAAGATTTAAGTATATTAACTTTAATCTTGTTGGAGCGCAAGCATGAAAACACCGATCCTCGGATCCACCTACGTTGCCCGTTCCGTCAACGCAGCCGATGCGAGGATGGTCAACTTGTTTCCAGAAGTTGTGCCAGAGGCCGGCAAAGAGCCGGCTTTTTTGCAACGAGCACCTGGCTTGCG